GCGCCCATTTCATCGGCCACTGCCTGGCGTGCCAAAGCAGCAAAATCAATCGGAGGCATTTTGCCTTTTAAGGCGGCGGCGTCGGCGGCGTAGGCGGCGGCGGCGTCGGCGGCGGCGTCGGCGGCGTCGGCGGCGTAGGCGGCGTAGGCGGCGTAGGCGGCGTAGGCGTTGGCGTAGGCGGCGTCGGCGGTGAGACGCACCCGCGCCAAGGTCATGCCGGGCTCTCCGCGCGCCCAAGCCTCAGCGGTCTCGATGGCATCCAACGGCCGGCCCTCACTGGCCGGCACGTGCCGCAGCGCCAGGCGCGCACACGCACACGCGGCCAGCACCAGATCCTGGCGCCGAATCCCGGCCTTGGCCGACAGCCACAGGAGCCAGTCGCCGCGGTCGCTGTCGCGCCAGAACTTTTCCGGCGTCGTACACGCCTCGACCGCGCGCGTACCCTCGCCACACGCGCCGTGCTCGCGGAGCCACACCAAAAAACTCGCCTGATCGTGCATGGTGATCCCCTTGCTGAGAGTGGACGCTTGGGTGGGCTTGGTCCCGTTCATTGTGTTCTCCTTAGGTTGTACTCGCGAAGCCCTCGGATCTGTTCCGAAGGTTTAGCGGGTGGGGGACGCGGCTGGTCCCCTCCCTGGTTGTTGGCTAGTTGTGCATATCGTCCTCCCACAGATTGGACGCAGCACACGCCTTTCGGCGCCCTGCCCAGAGCCCCCGGGGCCGGGGGAATGCGGGAGCCGGACTCGAACCGGCTCAAGCCACCTGGCCCGCTGGTGCTGCTACGCAGCCTTCTGCTCGTCGAGGAAGCCCTTCGCCCGGTTGAAGGCCCAGCCGAACTGACGGACGAGGTCGGTGGGCTTCACGATCAAGCCCTTCGACTTCTGCTCGGCGTACCACGCCTTCGCCTCGGCCGCGTGGTTGTCGTCGCCTCCCTTGACGGGCTCGCTCTTGGGGGCGGGCTCCGGCTCGATGGCCTCGACCTTCGACTCCTCCCCCTTCACCACCTTGACGGCCTTCGCCTTCTTGTCAGGAGGGGCCTTGGGCTTCGCAGCCTCCTTCTTGTTGGAGAGGGTGGACTTCGGGGCCTTCTCGACCTTGGCCGGCTTCGACTCCTTGGCGGGCTTCGCCGCCTTGGCTGGCTTCTCCTTCTTGGGCTTGGGCTCCTTCTTCTCGGGGGCCTTCACCAGCTCGGGAAAGCGGTTGGTGCGCGTCTCGAACGACGGGGGCGTCTTGATTTCCCCAGCCTTGAACCGACGCGCCTGCTCGGCCTTCTCCGTGCCCTTGTCGAGGGCCTGCGTCCGCTTCGCCCCCACCAGCGTCAGCGCGCCGAACGCCTCGTCGAACGTCTCCAGCTCCTTGCGCTCCTGGTACTCCTCCACGTACTTCTTGAACTCCGGCCCCACCTCAACGTTGATCTTCATGTTAGATTCCTTCCGTGAGTTTTGACACCGTTGTGTCGAGCGCCTTGGCAAGGTCCAGCATGACCTGATACGACGGCGCCCGAGTACCTCGCTCCAGCAGGCTCACGTACATCGCGGTGAGCCCAACCATCCCAGCCAGCGCGTTCTGTGACAGCTGCTTCTCGGTCCGCGCCTCGCGCAACCGCGACCCGAACTGGCACGGCTCCTTCATGTGGTCTCCCTTCACCTGCTGTAAAGACTCCGCATTTCCTCCCGCCACTCTGGCGATTGGTTGGTGAACGATTTCACCTCTCCGGGTGGGTGCTCCGCGTTCTCCACCGCCTGGTTGATCGCCTTGCGCAGTCCCTCGTACACGTCGAAGTTGGGAAGGAGAAAGGCCCAGTAGCGATCGGCCGGCTGGTCTTCCTCCTTCGGAGCCATCCACTTGCCTTTCGCGGAGAACTTGGGTGTGCAAAGCCCCTTCATTTTTGCCATGGCGCTCTCTGTTCTACTACACCTGGGCCTAGCACCGCAAGCCGGGCTAGTAGTCCTCCGGGCGGAAGCCCAGAAGTTCTCGGATGTCGGCTTCGATCTCACAGATGCGCTTGTTCACCGCGTCGAAATTCACCGTCGCTTTGGACAGGTCACGTTCTGCGTCCGCGCGCTCGGGCATCAACGCGGCTCGCTCCTTCGTCAGCTCCACCATGCGGTCCGCCTCCAGCACCTCATCCTCGTGGGTTTTCTTTTTCCTGGTCATCTCCAGCTCCTTGGGCGCTCTTGCGAGAACAAGAGCAGCGTGCCGGGGGAATACGGGGCCTCGCTCCATTCCCCCATCCACTCCACGAGCTGGAGGAGGTTGTCGTTGGGGACCTCACCCGAGGTGTAGCGGTCGAATTCCTGGAGGTTCTCGACCAGGACGGCGCGGTCGAGACAGGCCGTCAACGCCTCGGGCGCAGTACCTCTCACCAGAATCTTGATCACGTCTCACTCCTTGGCAGGAAGTAATGGTGCTAGATCCGCAGTGGCGTCCATGAAAGCACCCGCCACCTTGGCGGTGAATTCTCGGTCGTTCATGGTCACCGTCCGCAAAGTCGCTTGAACTCCGTGCCGTTTAGTGCTGGGTCCTCCTCCTTCAATTGCAGCATCACGTACTCGACGCACGCCTCCCACTGCCTTTGCCTCGCCGGCAGGTTACGGATTCTCCCGTAGGGCTTGGCCAGATACAGCCCGTGCGCCACTGTTCGAATGGTCTTGGGGTCCACGCTCACGTCTCCTCCTCTCCGATGAACTCCCGCGCCCACGCCAGCGCTTCCTCTGACAACTCCTCTTTCACCCACTTGGTGCCGTAGCGGTAGCCGCATGTGGGGCACGGCTCGCACATGAGTCCCTCAGGGTGCTCGTCGCGGCGGGCCCACGTCCGCATGTTCCACGAGTGTGTCTTACGGCCCTGGATCGTGGTCCACTCCACGTAGGAGCTGGTGGGCTTGTCGGGGAGCAACGGCAGCTCCTCCCACTTCTCAGCACGCTGGTGCTCGCACCCCGCGTGCATATCGTTCCGGTGCCAGCGCCCCCAGATTTCCAGCAGCTTCCCCACGTCCAGGGTGGGAGAGCCGACCCACTTCGCGTTCTTGAGGGTGCTATTGATCTGCCCGCCCGAGTCACAGTCCCATGCGCCCTTCCGCCAGATCATCCCAGAAATCGACAAGCGCCGCTGAGTGTCGCGCTCTCCCCACTTCTCCCCCAGGTGCACCTTGATTTTCACCTCGGCCGGACGGGGGCGCCACTCGATTGTGCCGATCGTCTTTTCACGGTTCATGTTACGGCTCCTTCTCACAGTCGCAGCAGTCCCGCCACAGCACCGGCTGAGCCTGGCTCCCCACATTGCGCCGTCCGGTCTCCTCATGGGACACCTCGAAGCTCTCGGCTCCCTTGTAGGTGGCTTGGCACGTCCGCACCTCGGCCTTGGGGTCCCTCCAGAAGAGGCGAGACAGGAACATCTTGTGTCCGTGCCAGCACACCGCGCCGTTGCTCCAGTGCGCGGGGTTGCCTGGGCGCCGGGCCCGGTACTTATTGGTGAGGTGCCCCCTGTACTTCTGCGCGGGGAATGCCATGCGCAGCGTGAAGTTGACCCAGGCCCGCTTGGCTCCTCCCTGACTCAGATCGTTGAGCCGGAACCACAGATCCCCCGCCAGACTTTCGAGGTCGTTCACTGTCAGCGTGGTGAAGATTTTCACGTCTTACCTACCTTTCGGTAAAGCGATCGCGTGGGTGAGAGCCTGTGAGAGCCGCTTGGCGTCCTCTCGGGTCAAGGCCCACACCTCGTTCCCGAGCTGCATCACGACGTATCCGGTCAGTTCAGAATCGCTCACCACCGCCCTAGCGCCGCACTGCAAGATGCAGTCCAGCGAGGCCCCTTCGTGTTTGGGCATGGCTCAGTCCTCCCTCACGTCGCAACCCCATCCGATCTGCCCAAACCCAAGGTCGATCAGTGTTTTGTGCGTGATACCGTCAGTAATTCCGTTGTAGCGCTCCACGGCCTCCCCGAAGTCCCAGAAATCGCGCTCCAAGTTCCCGTCGCCCCGCCCCGAGACTAAGACCCGCCACTTTGGGCGCACGTTCTTACCCGTAGGTAGTAGGCCCACCAGGGCAATCAAACTGACCCGCACGCGGCCTCCCGGGTAGCTCGGGTGCCAGTCCTCCGTACTCGTGACCAATTTCGCCGCGCTTACCATGGCACACTCAACAGTTTCGCCGCCGCGTTCCCGGACTTAACCGCAAGCTCCAAGCTCCTGCGGAGATCGTCCGCCGCTTCCATTTTGAGGGAGTCGTAGTAGTCTCCTTCACCGTCGGCGAAGTTCTTCTCATTCTCAACGCTCACCCCTCCGAGGTTGGCGAAGCCCGTGAATTCCTCCCCGTTCTCCCCCGTCACCCTGGCCGTGACAGTGACAAGCGCCCAAGCCCACACGTCTCCTCGGTTCCGGCGTTCGATGATCTCGTCCTCGCACGCCTTGTCCGCCTCGTCGTCCCCCGAGGCCATCACATTGCCGCGCACGGCGATATCGTCCTGCTCCACTGACAGTGTATATTCGATTTTCATCGCATTGCCCTCACATGTAGTGAAACCACGATTAGGAAAACCAAGGCCAGCGACAAGCCCTCGGGTGTGAGCCATTGACTGGAGTGCATTACTCCTCGTCCTTGGGATCCGGCTTGTAGTAAACGACCTCCATCCACCCTTCCCCCAAGTACAAATAGCCGTGCTCCCCCCCTAGGCGTTCGCCGCACAGTAGGCAGTGCGCGTGCCTGGCCTTCGGCCGGTATGAGCGCGAGCTGGCGCAGGGATTAGCCTGCCCGAGCTTGGCGTCTGCCCGGGTGACCTTGCCTGGGTGGTACTTGGGCACGGGACAGGCGGCCTCCCCACTCGACGCGAAGGACGCGACCTTGCGCCAGCGCTCACCCTTCACAACGATGGTCCTGGGTGGGAGGTGATCCCCGTAGGACCCGGAGTCCCACACCAGCGTCGTGTAGCTGCCCCTGTACCGCTGGCGGCCAAGCTCCATGTACTCGGACGCGCCCTCGTACCAGTAGCGGGCCCATTTACGCCGGAGCTTGGTCACGATGGGGAAATGGTCGCGCTCATTCGGCCTGTACTCCATTTCCGTCCATTTGTAGGCGTACCGGAGGGGCTTCGATTCCAGCTCTCCTCCCGTGAGTCCGAAAACCCACTCCACCTGCTCGCGCTCTTTGGGATCGATTTCGGGGTAGCTCATGATTCAGACCTCCCACCCTACGAGTGCGGCTCGTACAGCGGTCTTTGTGTAGCGGGTCCCTTCGTGTTTGGGCATGGCTTCACCAGATTTCTGTGTACTCGGCTTTGCGGGACAGCCGGCCGGGGGTGTGGGTGTCGTTGTACTCCTTGCAGCGAGCGCGGGCTTCCTCCTCCGTCGCCACCTTGTCGATTGTGGTCTTGCGCGCGCCCGGGTCCGGCACCTTGTGTCCCGTGGTCTCCTCGACACGCCACCAGTTGCAAACGTAGACCCTGAAGCTCATTTTAGCTCTCCCTTCTCCACTGTTAGTGTGACAGTTCCCGACGCGCGATAGACCTCGGCTACGTCTCGAATCTGGTGGTTCGCGTCCCAGACCATGAACGTGCCAGGCCCCTTGGTCTGGCGTGTTCTCACATAGTAAACCCCCTCGCTCACCATGTGTCCGTCCTTGGTCATGAGCTTTTTGATGACGTCATGCCCGAGCCCCCTGAGAGCTTTTCGGAGTGCGTACCAGAAAGCCGACTCGTTGCGGGGGAGCGCGTCCCCAGGTTCACGGGTCACGACCAAGCGAGAGCCGCTCATTTCGAGTTTCACGGGGTCTGTCCTTTGTTGACTGAGTGTGTACCATCACAGAGCCGAAGTGTTTCGGCCCTGCATGCTGCACACTTAGGGTGTTTGGTAAATCAGGCCATCGTCTCCCACGTAGAGGTCAACCTCTCCGAAGGCATGCGCGGCTTTCGTGAGTCGGTCTCCCACCTCCCCAAGTCCTCGGTCCCAGAATCCCGCGCCGTGCCGATTCCTGGTTAACCAAAAGTCACGCCCGTTGCAGTCGGGCTCGCGAGCGTTCCCCAGGTCCTCCCAATGCTTCGCCTGAAACTGCTTGCAGTTTGAGGCCATTTTTCCCAGGGTCTCTTGGGCCAGGTCTTCCGGGTCATAATTCTTGCCGAGCGGCTCTCCTCCCGAATCGTCCGAGAATTCGGAGGACCAGAGCGCGCATTCGATGTAACCTAGCGTAAACTTGTCCAGTTTGAAGCCCTTCACCTCGCAGGTCACAAGTCGCCCCTGTCTTCCTTGCACCCGTCCAGAGTCCACACAGAGCCGTCCGTTTCGCACTCCAGGCGTTCCAACCACTGGCACTGCGAGCCATCCACATTCAGCTCGTCCACCGTACAGACGGAGTCCCCAAACTCCACGATTTCGCTCTCGTCCAAGGGTAGCTGGGGCTCATTCACAAGCAGTGCGGCCCCTGCTAAAATCGCTCCGAGCATGTTCACTCCTAGGCAGGCATTGCAGGTTTGCCGTTCATTTCCACGGGGAGGCCGGTGAATCCACCGACGGAGAACTGATTTCCAGTGTCGGAGGAGCCAGCCGAGGTTTTTCACGAGTCTCGTGTTCCCGCCGTTCGCATCACGTACGCAAGCCATGGCTCAACCCACCTTGTTCCACTCGTGCGCGTTCTCGGGAGTGAGATACCCCGATTCGTAGAGTCCATACTTCACGGGGAGCTTAAAGTCGTCCGGGCGGGTCTTCCACGTCTTGCACTTGCCAGAGACACGAATGCGCATCGGAGTCCCGTCCGCGTTCTTCTTGGTCACATGCTCGAAACGGGTTCCTGTCAGCGCGTCGTCTTTGGTCATCATGTTCACTCCAGGTTAACCGAGCTCGTTTGCAGAATCGATGAGAAGCCGAACCGCCGAACCGTCCCGACTCTTTTCCGCTGGGATCAGGACAGAGACGTACACCTTGAAGGTCTCAACCCCTACCATTGGAGTCGCTTGGCTCGTACCGCAGTGGTGGGCGTAGGCGTAGGGTCTCGCCAGCACTGCGGACCATGGCCACTCGGGGCTCTCGCGTTCGAACCCCAAAACCACGGCATTCGAGAAAGACCCCTCGAACGTCCGAACCACGGACCCCACCTTGATTTCTCCCATGCTTTCGACTGTGCGTTCCATGTTTACTCCAGGTAATCGCGGGTTGCCCGACCTACCACGTGAGAAATCACAAGCAGGACAAGGATTCCAAGTGTTATGAGCATACGTTCATTACTCCTACAGTTAAGAGCACCATGACCTGCCCCAGGTCTGCTAACGTGGGGCAGGCTTGCTACTCTGGCCTCTCTCACAGGCCTTGAACGAATGATGAGTCGCGTTCGGTGGTGGGGTTGTTGGCGTAGCATCTCCGGAAAGTGTCGTCGGTCGCTTACGCTCCATGCCCCTGTCGCGCAGTCGCACCATCCCCCTCCGTTAGGAGTCTCGCTCGCTTGGAGCAGTCGGGCTTGTACGTGTGCAGTCGGCTGGCACCGCCTCAGAGGAACCGTCCTAGACCGGACTCGGCCCGCACTCTCGCGGACCTACCCCAGCCACCTTGCGATGGCGCAGCGATTCTCGGGCGCACTCGATGTCGGAGTGCTGATGCGCCCTACTTTCCGGGGTCCTGGTCGTGCCTCGCTAACCCCTTGCATGGCGCCGCTCCGGCCGATGCACCGTTAGTGAGTAGCCTTGTCGTCTGCCCAGAGGGCAAGTCGCTTCGGGCTTGGTTCCTACGTTCGTTCATGGTCCGGGAGGGGAATGCTCCCTCGTTCCCGCGTTGACGGGCGGACCGGTGAAGCTACTCTCGAGAGTCACGGAAGGTCTGACGGCTCCCCGGACAAGTTGTGGGGCTCGGTCCTACGCTGTGAGTCGAGATTTGCCAGGTGATGCAACGGTCCTGGTATCGAACCGGAACCGTCTGGCCGCAGACGGGGCAGTCGATTGTTGGGGTTGTTGACGGCGCGAGCACCTTATCGAGGTCGTTCATGTTCCGCATCGGGAGGCCCTTGGCCCTCTCGTCCTGGAGTAGCGCCAGCTGTGCTTTGAGCTTGGCCACTGCGGAGTGAAAGTTACGGTTCCCTTCGGTTTGGCAGAGGATGGCGAGGCACTCGGCCTCTGTGAGCTGCAACGGGTCGTTCGCAGTGTGTTTCATGTTTGGTTTCCTACTACACGTGCCGTGCCAGATGGCGATCGTAGTGAATACAAGGGGTTATATAACTACCTGTTTGGGTTGTGCGTCGAGTGCTTCGCGGTTGGAGGGTGCTGGCGATCGGCGTAAGCGCTTGATTCACAGGCTGTTTATGGTACAGCGGGTATGTGCGTCGTTTAGGTGGCACACTGTGTAATGTACTACGCGCTGGCATACTACCCGTTTGGGTCTTCGGTGGGGGAGCCGAGGAGAGCCGCGAGGCGGGAGTCCTGGTCTGGACCCAAGGAGTCGAGCGCCGAACGGAGTAGATGCTGTATGAGGTCAGGCATGCGCGAGAGTGGGTGCGCGTCGAGCATCTTGCCTTTGAGTGGATATTGCAGGTTGTGAAGGTACTCGTTCGCAGCCGTCATATTTCGCTGTCTACCAATGAGATTAGCGCGGGCGAGCTGCGCGGGTGTCAGTTCACGAGGGCTGTGGAGTTGCTTACAGTGAGAACGAATGGCGTCGTTCAAGTCTCGGAGGTCAGAGTACAGATCGACGTCAGCTACGAAATTCACCTGTGGCATATATTGAGTTCTCCTGTGATTCCGTGGGGTTGCAAATGTTACAGATGACTCTCAGTGATTCACCAGTAAATACAACGATGTAGACGATTCAGTTTCTCCGAAAACTCCTTTAGGGAGATATACCTATACTACTCTATAACTTCTTTTCTCTTCTCTCTTATCTTCTGAAAAGGATAAATCATCTACAGAGATGTAATTACTCAGGTTTTTGGTTTTAGGTGTTAGAGATATACACACAGTTATAAATTCACATAACGTCAACGCCTTTCGGCTTGCGCCGACTCTGCACACCCCGAGCGGAAGCCGTGTAGAATCGGGTTATGAGCAAGAGTCCAAAACCAGAACCGATCGCGAAGCCGAGTAATCGGCGCGTGGTGTTTGCGCGGGTGTGGCTCGCCAACGGGCGCAACGGGGCAGAAGCCGCAAGGTCCGTGGGCGTCCCCACCAAATCAGCGACGCAAACCGCCGCGCGCTGGCTCCACGATCCGCAAGTCCTAGCCATCATCGCCGAAGAAGACGCACGTCTTGTCTCACAGTCACGTGCACTCACAGACAAGATGGCGCTGACTGCGGAGAACCTGGATCGAGAAACAGCGCGCATCGCGCTTCGCGACCCCAAGGGCCTGGTTGGTCCTGGGGGCTCGCTGCTCTCGCCCGATGAACTGCCAGAGGACCTGCGGCGCTCTATCCGGTCAGTGAAGGTCTCGACGGACAAGGACGGGACAGTGAACTACAGCTACAGCTTCGAACCCAAGACAGAGTCAATCACTACTGGTTACAGGCGACTTGGTTTACTCAAAGACAAGGTCGAGGTTGAGGTCAAGAGTCACGCAGAGCTTGTCATGGCTGCATTCACCATGAGTGCCGAATCCCAGAGGGCAGGGTCGCAAGTCGTTGACGTGACTGATAGTGACGAGACAAATGACGTCATTGATCGTGGGGGTGGGGGGGTGGGGGGCGTGCCCAAACTGGCGGGGGCGAGCCGAAAAACCGAGGCCCCACCCCGGGAGCCATGGGAAAAGTAGGGAATTCAGACCACTTCACTGAGAGTCACATGCGCGGAACGGTCAGAGTGTGGCGTGGCAGGATCAGAGCACCAAGACCTTGGCGCACTCCACGCCCCAGGAACAAGTTCAAGCGTTGGTGGCGCACCATCAAGAAGAAGCCCTTCCTGGTGGACCCCACCACGATGGAACTGGTACCTTTCAGCAGAGGACAGACATGACCAAAGCCCCAGCCTGGACGAAGGACGAACAGAAGGTCCTGAACCAGATCCAAAGCTGGTACAACGATCCAGTCACATTCGTGAAGCAAATGTTCGGCATCGTGCCGGACGACTGGCAGATCGACTACCTGAACCACATCGCGCTGGGCCCGGAGCCTCGCACAGGGGCCTCCGCCTGCAAGGGCCCCGGCAAGACGTGCGCCGAGGCATGGGCCATCTGGTGGTTCGTGTACACGCGGCCCGACGCCCAGGTGATTTGCACGTCCATCACCGCCGACAACCTCCGCGACAACCTGTGGAAGGAGCTGTCGCTCTGGTACTCCAAGGCCCCCGCCCTGCAACACGCCTTCGAGATCAGAGGGGAACGCATCGTCAGCCGCACCCGACCGAAGACGTGGTTCTGCGCGGCCCGGTCTTGGCCCCAGGACGCAGACCAAACCCGTCAGGCCGACGCCCTCGCCGGATTCCACGGCAAGCACGTCATGTTCGTGCTCGACGAGATGGGCTCCTACCCGCTCGGCGTGCTGATGGCGGCTGAGGCGATCTTCTCAAACAAGGACGTGGATGAGGCAAAGCTCATCGCGGCTTGGAACCCCACCTCCACCCAGCACGCGGCCTACCACGTCTGCACCCGCGACCGGGGCCGGTGGAACATCATCAACATCTCTGGCGATCCTGAGGACCCCAAGCGCTCCCCGCGCATCTCGAAGGACTGGGCCCAGGGGCTCATCGACCTGTTCGGCCGGGACAACGACTACGTCCGCGTCAACGTGCTCGGCCTCTTCCCTCTTGTGGGGGAGGACAAGCTCCTCGGACCGGACCAAGTGGCGGCGGCGCAGAAAAGGGACGTGCCTCTCAGAGCGCTCGACGGGGAGGCCAGCGTGTGGGGACTCGACGTGGCGCGCTTCGGGGGCGACAGAAGCGTCCTCCGCGAGCGCTGTGGGCCCGTGGCGATGCGTCCGCACGTCTGGCGGCAGTTGGACGGCCCCTCCCTCGCGCAGCGCGTGGTGAACGTCCTGGAGCACGCCAAGAGGTCTCCCGACTACCTCTTCATCGACGTGACTGGCGGAGCTGGAGCGTCGCCCTACGACCACCTCGTACTGATGGGCTGGGGTCACATCGCAATTCCTGTGGAATTTGGCGGGTCTGCGGACGACCCGAAGTTCTGCGACAAGCGGACGGAGATGTACTGGAGGATGGCTCACTGGCTGAAAAAGTACGGGTGCCTGCCAAAAGACAGCTCGGAGCTTGCCCAGGAGTTGACAGAACCTTCCTTCGGGTATCGGACCCGTGCTAAACTGACCAGGCTTGCGCTTGAAACCAAAGAGGAATTGCGCAGGCGAGGGGTGGCATCACCTGACGAAGCGGACGCACTGGCTCTGACGTTTTACCAAGAACGCACGCCGAAGCGGGAGTTCTTGAAGTCCATGAACGAGATCGCTCACAGGGAAGGTGGACTGATCCACACTCCTACCTGGGCGGAGAAGATGAGGAGCTGACCCAATGGGCTTTGGCGGAGAAGGAGACCATAGTAAGATCTGGGCGAACGTGATAGCGAATTCGTCCACTCAGCAGGAGCTGGCGAGTATCGCAGCTCTCACGCCCCCTAGCGCTCCTGACATGATGGACGCGCAGGTCATCCAGGCACAGATCCAGAAGAAGCGTGAGCTGGCCGGCAACTCTGGAAGCGCGAGCACGTTCATCACCGGGCCTGCGGGTCTCAACGGGCCGTCATCGTCCATCGCCAAGGACTTCATCCTGGCGAAGTTCCGCAACACCCAACCCGCGCCAGGGCAGACGGCGGACACCCAGAAGGCAGGCTCCGCTCTCGGAGGGCTGTTCTCCACCATCGACCAAATGCAGGTGGGCTTCTTCGGGAAGGCCAAGTGATGGCTGAGACGACCAGGCAGAAGGTGCTGCGGCTCTGGACGGACATGAAGCGGGCGCGGGACGAGCGTGTCCCTGAGTGGAAGGACATCGTCGAGCACATCGCGCCCAAGCGTGGCGAGTACCTGTTCACGGATCGAGCACGTGGCACGCGCAGGGATGGAAAGATCCTGGACGGGACGGCCACCCTGTCCCTGGAGACCTACCAGTCCGGGCTCCACTCCAGCGCCACCAACCCCGCCCGCGAGTGGTACAGGCTCACCACCTCCATCCCCAGCACGGCGGAGCGCACCTCCATCCGCGCCTACCTGTTCCAGGTGCAGCGGCTCGTGCAGTGGCTGTTCGCACGGTCGAACATCTACAGCGCGCTCCACACACTGTACGGAGACCACGGCGCGTTCGGCGTGGCGCCTCTCCTCGTGGACGAGGACCCCCAGGACATCATGCGGGCGTACGTGTTGCCCGTGGGCCAGTACGCACTGGCCACCTCGGAGAGACAGCAGATCGACACTTGCGGTCGGGACCTGACGTTCACCGTTCGGCAACTGGTGAAGAAGTTCGGGGAGAAGGCGTGCTCCAAGCGCGTGCAGGAGTGGTGGCGTCGAGGGGAGTACAACCAGTCCGTCAAGACCGTTCACCTCATCCTCCCCAACGAGGACTTCGAGTTCGGGCGCCTCGACGCTCGGGGCAAGCTGTGGCGGTCCATCTGGATCGAGTTGTCGGCTGACGAGAAGGACGGTGTTCTCCGCGACTCCGGCTACAAGCAGTTCCCCGTGATGGCGGTCCGCTACGAGGTGGCGGGCATGGACGACATCTACGGGTACGGACCTGGTAGTCAGGCTCTCCCCGACGTGAAGCAACTCCAGCACATGCGAGAGGCCGAGCTGGGGCTCATCGACCTCCTCAAGCAGCCGCCTATGAACGGGCCGGCGTCGCTGCGGTCGCACACGCGGCCGTCCATTCTGCCGGGGGCGATGAACTGGACGCCCGACAACACCAGCGCGAAGTTCGAGCCGTCCTACAAGCCGGACGCTGGCACGGTGATGGAGGTGCGAAACTCCAAGCTGGAGTCGCAGCTCCACGTGCGTAAGGTCTTCCACGAGGACCTGTGGCGCATGCTCGCGGACCGGCAGGCGAGCGACCCTCGCATGACGGCGTACGAGGTGTCCATGCGCCGGGACGAGCAGCTCATCCTGCTCGGGCCCGCTGTCGAGCGCCTCCACAACGAGCTGCTCTCTCCGCTCATCCGACGCGCCATCAACATCCTGGGGGAGGCCCGGCTCCTGCCGCCTCCTCCTCGGGAGCTGATAGACGCCATGAAGGCCGGGGAGGACATCAAGATCGAGTACCTCTCGGTCATGGCCCAGGCGCAGAAGACGGTGGGTCTCGGCTCGCTGGAGAGGTTCGCCCAGATCACTCAGGCCATCGCGGCCACGGACCCGACCGGCGCCACGTTCGACAAGGTGGACCGAGACGAGCTGATCGACCAGGCTGCCGACATGACCGGCATCCCGCCGTCAGTCGTGCGCTCGGACGAGGACGTGGCCCAGATTCGCATGGTGCGAGCCAAGCAGGCCCAGCAGCAGGCCCAGATGGCTGCTCAGTCGCAGCAGGCCCAGACCGCCAAGACGCTGTCGCAGGCTCCGCTGAGCGACGACTCCGCCCTCACCAGGCTGCTCCAGCAGTACGGGCCGCAGGCTGAGGGCAGCCAGGCAGGTACGCTCGGCACGGGGGTGCAGCCGTGACCGAGGAGGAGATCGTCAGGGAGGTGAGCGACTTCGAGGACCGTCAGCAGACCCAGCTCCACGACGACCTCATAGCCGTTCTGTCCACGGACCCTGGTCGTCGTCTGTGGTTGTGGATCACGACCGACGTGTGCTGTCTCAACAAGCGCATGCCGGTCGGGGAGCTGCTGGAGAGAATGGAGGGCCGGAGGGACGTGGCAGTTGACCTGTCGGAGATGCTGCATCCCTACCCGGACCTCGCTGTTGGCATTGAAACCATTCGCGTGCAGGAGGCCGCGCGAGGCGCGGAGTTCCAGGCGCGCGTTCGAAAGCTCGACGAGCTGAGGAGAAACCGATGAAGATCAAGTTCCTGATGGCCCCTGAGGGCGCTGCCGCAACGGGCGCCGCGACTCCTGCCCCGCCCGCCACAGCGACCGGCAGCGCTCCAGCCCCCGTGGCCCCTCCACCCGTGGCGCCCGTCGAGGGTGCTGCCAAGACGCCGCCTGCACCGGGCGCCACGGGAGATCTAATCGGCGGGGAGCCCGCCAAGGAGGCCCCGGTCGTGGACGCGAAGTCCTACGAGATCGCTCCTCCGGACGACCTCAAGGACTACGTCAAGGGCGTGGAGACCTACGCCGCGAAGGCGCTGGAACTCAAGATCTCTCCGGAGGCGTACAAGGGCCTCCTGGACCACCACTTCGCCCAGATGCGCGAGCAGCTCAAGGGCGTGAAGGAGGTGCAGGAAAAGAAGTTCAGCGAGACCGTGAACGGCTGGAAGGCCGAGGTCGCGAATGACCCTGAGATCGGAGGTGTGAAGCTGGCGGAGTCTTCGCAGCTTGCGACCAAGGGGGCTCTCGCGCTCGGGGGCCAGGCGCTCGTGGACGAGCTGCGGAAGACGGGGTTGTCCAACTGGCCTCCGCTCGTGCGAGCGATGCGGAACGCCGGCATGAAGATCTCCGACGACGCCATCGGAGGCAGCGGCAACTCCGGCGTGAAGCCCGACCCGACCGAGGACGAAGTCGCGGCGGAGCGGGATCGCAAGATGTTCCCCTCTCACTATAAGTAAGGAGAAGCAATGGCCAGAATGACGCTGCGGGACTTTGCCAAGAGCAAGGATCCCAACGGAGCCCAGGCTCAAGCCATCGAGATGCTGGAGCAGTACAACCCGATGCTCCAGGACGCGCCCGCGTACCCTGCGAACGCACCCTACGGCAACCGGACCACGTACCGGCGCAGTCTGCCGTCCGTCGGCACGGTGAAGATCAACAAGGGCGTGTCTCCGACCAAGAGCACGACCGACCAGCGGGTGGACACCATCGGCATCTTCTCGGGCCGGTCTGAGGTGGACAGCCGCATCGGCAAGGTGGAGGGCACGGCGGCGATGGCGACGAAGCGTCGCTCCGAGCTGAACGGGCTCCAGGAGGCGATGGCGCAGCTCGTCGCGCAGAACCTGGCGTACGGTGACACCAAGCTGGACGAGGCGAGCTTCACCGGCCTCGCTCCCCGCATGGCGTCTCTGAACGCGGGCGCGAGCGTCATCCTCCCGCAGGTGTGGTCGAGCGGCACGGTGACCGGCGGCGACGGCTGCTCCGTCTACATCGTGGACTGGGGCGAGTACGCCACGAAGCTCATCTACCCGCCCAACACCATCGCCGGCATGGACGTTGCGGACAAGGGTGAGGAGAAGGTGACGGACGCCGCGGGCGGCACGTTCTACGTGCTCGCCCAGACGATCGAGTGGTTCATCGGGCTGTCGGTGGAGGACCCCCGGCACATCGGGCGCCTCGCCAACATCGACCTGTCCGACGCGCTCCTCGACTCGCCGACGCAGGGCGTGCTGTTCGACCGGCTGGAGCAGATGATGGACATCATGCCGGCTGTCGGACCCAACCAGCGGGTGATGTACTGCCCCAACCGGCTGTACTCGGCGTTCCGCAAGCAGGCGCGTGCCAAGTCCAACCTGGCGCTCACGATGGAGCAGTACCTGGGGGAGCTGGTGCCTCACCTCTGGAACGTGCCGGTCCGCAAGATGGACCAGCTCACCATCACCGAGACCACCGTCTCGTAGTCGCAGGTCAACTCTTTCGAAGGGAGACAAGACAATGATTCTCGATCAGGGTGACGAGTTCACGGCTGCTGGAGGCGAGGCGTTCACCGCCGCCGCGGTGGGGTCGATCGTGATGGACGCCGGAAAGGCCGTGGACTGGGGCGCTGGCGAGCCCCTCTACCCGTACGTCCGGGTGACCCACGGGGCGAACTTCAACCCCACCACGTCCGCGACGTTCGACTTCATCGCGGCGGACAACGCGGCGCTCACGACCAACCCGGTCACGCTCTCCACCAAGACGGTCCTGGTGGCGGCGCTCCTGCTGGACACCCTGCACCAAATGACCCCGCTGCTCTCGGGGTCGAGCAAGCAGTACCTCGGCTTCAAGTGCACCCCCAACGGCGGAAACGCCACCACGGGTTCGCTGA